CCGGCTGGGGCAAGCACGTATCTGGCCGCAACAACTTCTTCGGTCTAAAGGGCGAAGGCACCGGCACCAAAACCCAAGAGTTTATTAACAACCAATGGATCACGATCTCGGCGGAGTTTATTGACTTCCCCGACCTGATGTCCTGCGTGATGTACTTGGTTGATCACTGGTACAAGGACTATAAAAAGTACAAAGGCTGCAACACCGCCGCCACTCGTGAAGACGCTGCCAGGTGGCTGGTGAAGGAAGGGTATGCAACCAGCCCGACTTACGCCCAAAAGTTAATCAGCCTGATGGACCAACACGCTGGAACCAGTCCGGCTGCCAGTCCACGGGAAAAGATCCTAAAAGTCCCGTACGAGTATCAGCTTGGAGCGGACGATGGGCCGCAAGGTTATCGCCAGTGCTTTAGCTCCAGTTGCGCGATGGTTGCCCGGTATTACGGCAAGATCTCGGGCGACTACGAGTACAACAAAGTCCGCTCTCGTTTTGGCGACAGCACCGACGCGCAGGCCCAAGTTGCCGCCCTTCGCTCATTGGGTCTTAAGGCCGAGTTTGAAATGGAAGGCACCACGGATTTGCTGGAGCAGTTCATTGCTGACGGCTATCCCACGCCGGTCGGCTGGTTACATCATGGCCCTGTTAGTAATCCAACTGGCGGCGGTCACTGGAGTGTCGTCGTCGGCTTTACCCCCACGCATTTCATCCACAACGATCCGTACGGCGAGGCAAATCTGGCCGCCGGAGGGTACATAAGCAATCGGGGTGGCGCGAAGATCGCGTATTCCCGCAAGAACTGGCTGCCACGGTGGCTCGTGGACGGACCCGACACGGGCTGGTACGTCAAAATCCGACCGTGACGCCATGCGACCCATCGAACACACACCCGAGTCAAGTTTTCACAAAGCAGCCACTGACCAATGGTTAGTTGACCGCTTCAACTCCGGCGACTATCGAGGCTTGCTGGAAGCAGCATTGATCCTAAATACGCTGCACCAGCTGGAAAAAACAAAGGCCAACTGGGCTATCCACGAAGCGGCGGACAACCTAGCTGACCATTTTGGACTAGACCGCGATTCAGCCTAGTTTTTTGAGCGTGTACTTCTGGTACAGCCCGGTATAGGTCCCGTGCATGGGATGGCTCAACTGGTCACGGCCATCCTTAAAGAACAGCTCGTCCAGGTAGTCAGCCCGCGCCTTTTCGGCAGCGGCCTTGGTGAAGTTGAGCTTGGGCGGAGGAGTCATTTCCCTTCAGCAGCTTTTTTGCGTCGCCTTTCCACCAGGCTGGGACTGGTGTGCGAACGAGCCAGCTTAGGTTTCTTGGCTGCTTTCGGGGGAACGTCTACCCGGCAGTTGGGATAACGATTCTCGGCAAATTGAATCGCCTGCTGGAGCGACTCGGCCCGAATCAAATCCCGCATGGCGCCTTGACCGCCAATCCAAATCATCAGCTCGAACAGCTCAGACTTTTCCGCACTGGTGCGGGACCGGCCTTCCCCAAGCCGCTGGGACTTTTCGTAGTCCTCTTTCCACTGCAAAACCGCGTTGTTCATTGTCTTAGTAAGCGGGTTCGTCGATGCTGTGCACAGCCACCGGGCTGTTGGTGCAGTCCGCCGCAGCCCGTGCGGCCACCACAGCCCTTTCGTAACTAGGCCAGCTGGAGGCATCCTCCTTGACCCTTGTCACAGCAATGCCTTTTCCTGGTCCATAAACGGCAGTGACCCAGCGGTCTCCTGCCATCACGACGTAGCGCGTCATGTGAAGTAAATTTTTACTGTGTAAGTTTAGGGATTATATCTGAATCAAACCAGACTATGAAGCACTGCAACTAAGTCTTATGCGTCTTTACCTGACTCCCCTTTTTCTTGTCTGGAGCGCTGTCTTCCCTCTACCCGCTTTTTCACCGACTCTCGCCAAACCGCTTCATCTGCAGCAAGTGCGGCCTTGTATTCCGAACTGGGTAACGCTTTTTCAAGTGCCGCGTAAACCATCTCGCGCAGCATTCCCGTCACCTTCTTCCCTTCAGCTTCCGCAAGCTGTTCGGCCAACTTGTAGCGGTTGGCGTCTAGCAACAGCTGGCAGTACATTTTCGACCCGTGACGCAGCGGCATAGTCCCGTTACTACTCTCCTACACAATAGCATATTGTGTCGCAGTAGTCTTACCAGCGCACGTCCTTGTCCACACCCTTGCGCCAGGCATTGGACTGGGACACCCGCGCACTACCGCGCTGCTTGGCACAACCCTTCCTGATTCCCCTTGCCCATTCGAGGAACGCGGCGGCACGTTGCAGATCAGCCGTTCGTGCCGCACGAATCTCCCTGTACAGCCAGTCCAGAACAATCTCCCTACCCGTGCGACTCACGAGACTCGCTCTTCGACTAGATCAATAACTGGCTTGATCGCCAGGATCCGGTGGTCTGGGTAGACCCGCCGGGTATACATCTGGGCTGTGTAGACATCTGGGGCTTCCATGTAGATGTTCTCGGTCGCCCCATGTTTCGGATAAAGCGTCACACGGTATTGGGTGAGCTTGATCGGGTTGTCGGGTGTGGAGCCGACTGTATCCGTCACTTTGCCTGATCCCAGCTATCCCCGACGTTAGCTTCAGCAAGCGGCGGTATATCACCTAACCAACGAGCTTCACATTCCTCCATCACGGATTGCAGCTGGAGCGCCCAGATGTCGGCGTGTTCTTCTTTTACGAGCAGGATGATCTCGTCATGCACCACGCCGGCCAAGCGCACGATGTCTTCCCCGTCGGCGTTAAGTAACGGCCACAGTTTGCTGAGAGTAAGTTTGAGGACTGCTGCACCCGCACCTTGGATTGGGGTGTTGCAGCGCGTCGTGAGTTTGTTGTTCTCGCCCGGTAGAAACCGCCGCAAGTTCGAGAGGCGTATGCGGATAGATGGATTCCCCTTAGCCGCATCAGCAGCGCGAGCATTTTGCTGCTGCCATCGGGAGATGCCTTTATATGCAGCGTGGAATTTTTGCCTGACCTCACCAGCTTCAAGCAGATCCATCTGGATGCCCATTTGCGCTGCGTAGTTCCGTAAACCCTTTGCCCCGCTTCCGTATAGGAGACCGAAGTTAGCCGATTTACTAACTTGCCGTTGTTCCTTTGTGACCTCATCCTCTGCGACCCCATAAATCTGCGTCGCCGTAATCGTATGAAGGTCTTTTCCCTGCTGGAACACCTGGGTCATTAAAGGATCCTGTGCTTCCGCCGCTGCAAGCCGCAGCTCCATTTGGCCATAGTCCGCGACCACCAGCTTCCACCCATCCGGCGCCTGTACGCACGCCCGAAAACGCTGATCCCTAGGGATTTGCTGCAAGTTGGGACTCATGCAACTCATCCTCCCGGTATCCGCACCCATCTGCAGGTAGCTGGCACGAATGAACCCGTCCGGCGCCAGGTTTTTAAGAAGTGTTTCAGCCATCTGCCGACGTTTTTCGACGCGCTTCCAGCGCAGGTAGTCGGCCACAACCTTGTGATCCCCGACATATTCCTGCAGCGCGGACTTACTGGCACTGGGGCGTTCAGTCTTCATGTCGACCGGCACCTCACCAAGCAATGCCGTGAACTTCTTGAGCAGCTGCGCCGGACTGTTTAGGTTGAAGACATTGGGGTCAGCTTTCTTTCCCTTTGGACCCGGCTTTGTCTGGTACATCAACTTGCCATCGAGCCCTCGGCAAAGTTTGTGTTCTTCAGGCAATGCGGCATCAAAGTCTTCGATGAACTGGTCGCCAATTTCCTTGTGCTCGCTGTCCAAGTCGGCAATGACTGTTTCCAGTGATTCCTTGTCAAACGGAAGACCAGTGCGCCAAAGCTGCGCCATCGAACGCAACGCTTTGCACTCCAAGTACCAAGCCTCGTAGTGCATCCCTTCAGCCATACGCTGCTCGATCTGCCGATACAAATCCAACAAAACCACAACGTCGGTCGCTGCATATTCCAGCTGGCTGGTCGTCAGATCGCCTGACCAATCGCTCTTCTGCTCTTCTTTAGAAATCTCGCGCTTGAGGTAGCGCCGCACGACGTATTGAAGACCGTGCTTGATGTTGCTCATGCCGTTGGTCAACACACGACTGGCGAGCATGGTGCATAAAACATTCCCCTTCGGATGGATTTCATGCTCCTGCAACCAACCCAAATCGAACACGGCGTTATGGGCTAGCCAAGTCCGCTCAACATCGCAGAACTCCTCCAAGTCAACCCAGTCATCGTCGGTCAAGCTCCAGCAATCCAGAACAACCGGCGGACGATCAAATGTGGCTAGCTGTAGAAGCCGCAAACCACCGAACTTGGGCTGGAGCCCTGTCGTTTCAACGTCAAATGCAATGACCTGGGCATCGTCGAGCGTGTGGAGATGCTCGATGCCTTGAAGGATTTTCACGCCTGGTAGGGCAAATTCGTGTACTACTCTAGCACACTAATAGACTCTCGTGCCGGGCAATCTTCGGCGTAAACCGATCCTGCTTCGGGGATCCCAAGCAGGCACTTGTGCTCCCAATGCACACAGTTCCGGCAGCTGGCACCACCATCCAGCCTGGCGTACTTCCGCATCATCACCTCGCGCTTCATCTCCACCCGCCCTGCTGGAGTTTTGTTGTAACACTTGCAGCAATAGATGGGGTTGCGCGTGTTCTTACCGCAGCTGTAGCAAAGCCGCTCATTGATGTTCAGTGAAACTTGAGTCATGAAAAGTGAACGTCAGAGACATCTTTGATTAGTTCAAGCCCCCAATTAGGGACATGTTTAATTGCACCGACAGAGATGATTGTCTCCACCGAAAAGAACAGAAAGTCGCAGTCCAAGCATTTACGCTTTCGCACCTTCTGTTTATACGTGCTGTTACGAGTTAGAACAACACGGGTGCGCTTACTTTCAGCGCCGCAGTGGGGACAGTTCATTCGAGCCAGCTCCACGCTTGCCCGTTGCAGATGCGCCAGGCGTGCTTCTCATCCACATCAAACTCGAAAGCCAGTTGCCTGTAAGACCAACCGTCTTTCTGCAGCTGGCGCATTTTGCGAACCAGCTCGGGCGTTAGAAGTGCGGCGAAATTTTCCTCGCCGCGTTTGAACTTGACTCCTTCGGGCATTTGGTTAGTCATTTGAGGGGATTACTTTTCGAGGTAAGCCTCAGTAGCCATCCGGTTAATCAGGCGGTTCAAGTACCACTGGGCTTTTCGAGCGTCCTCGTAAGGATCGTTCTTCAGCCACATACGACTCAAATACTTGATAACCTGCCATTGAAGGCCCCCAAGCACTGGATCGGGCGCGGCCTTCACCCAATCTTCCAAGACCTCAATCACCTCCGTCTTCCCAGCTGTGTAGTGGGCCGGTGAAGTTACAGGATCATTCGACATGTTTCCAAGTTTTGTGTTTACGGATGGCGCTGATGGCTGATCTACTGATGCCATACCGGCGAGCGAGATCTGCACCTGAGATTGACGTGGATCGAATAAATCGGACATCCGATTCCAGCAATGGTGTCTGATGGTGAGCTTCTCCTGTAGGAGGTGCTGGGACAACATTACGCTTAGCCCTTACAGCATCTGCATTGTTGTCTGCGGTCGTGCCAGGTAAAAGATGGCTCGGATTGCAACAAAGTGGGTTATGGCACATATGCCTAATACATTGGTGCGAATCCAGAGGACCAAAATGTATTTCCCACGAAAGCCTGTGGGCTTTCAGCGAATGTCCCCTGTCATTTAGTTGACCATAACCACCTCGTAGAGCTACGGAACCAGTCCATGGCCAACACTGGTGATCTTGCCGTCGGTACACATATTTGTGCCAACGATCTACAACTGATTGAGGCAACATAGGGTTCATCATCCTTTAGAGGCTTGAACTGACAGATCGCCTTGGTAGCGCCCGGTCACTGAATAGTCCTTATTCGGCAGGAGTGACATCTTGTGGAACACAATCTGTCCGATCCGCATACCTGGCCACAGCGGAAGCGCGTGAAGCATTCGAGCATTCACGAGTTCGAGCGTGAGGCGGCCCGCATAGCCAGGATCGATGTACCCGGCCATAAGGTGTTCGATCCCTTCTCGCGCCCGACTGGACTTAAGCGCGAGCTGCCCCGCAACACTTACCGGGACCTTGAACTGCTCCAACGTTTCCGCCAGTACGAACTCGCCTGGCTGGAGCATGAAAGGCAGTTCCTTCGAGTGCCCCGCGATGGAGAAAGGCGCTAGCTCGGCAGTCTGCGGCATCTCGATCATCAAGTTGTTGCCAAGCCGCACGTCCAAGGAAGCTGGATTAACCAGCTCCTGGTCGAACGGCTCAACAAGTCCTTTCCGAGCGAGGGTGTAAATCTCGTAGTCAGGGAGCAATCCTCCGCTCACGCAATTTGCCTCCAAGTAACACCTCGCACGGCGTAGTCCAGCGTGCAAAAACTGACACCTAGCTCTGCCGCCATGTTTTTTAGAGAACAGCCACGACGCGCCTTCGGCTTGTAAAGCGCAATGGCGCAAAGAACCTGCTCTTCTGTGAGACGAGCCCGTCCGTTGGTCGAACCGTGTTTGGCTTGCTCTTCTGAGCTTTGCCACGCGCAGTTGCCGTGTTCGTAGTCGCCCCTGTCGCCGAAGCGTCCAAGAGTCGTGCCCGGAGGCCGCTGCCCCATGTCCTGAAGAAAGCCCTCAAAGGACTGCCACTCAGGACAAACGCGAACATTTTTGCCCCCGTAGTGCTCGAAGCGAATATTTTTCGCATTGGAGCAGCGTTGGTGCATCTGTAGCCAACTCCTATAGGTAGGTGTCCCAGAGAGGCCGTGAGTCAGGTTCCACTTAGCCATCAGGCTTTGGCTTCCTGCTGGAGCTGGACGTGCTTCCAGGTCTTACCCCACTTGATGCAGTTGATGGTGGTGATGTGAACGCCAAATTCCTTGGCGATCTTGGCCACAGACTTAGTCCCAGAAGCCAACTGGCGCTTGATCTCCAGCACCTTGGCATCAGTCAACACCGACACACCACGCCGTCCCTTGCGGCTGGACTTAGGAGTCTTGCCTTGAGACTTCGCGGTGGGCTTGGTGATCGTTGGGGCAGCGTTATCAAGCACCACGCTGGTGGAGCTATCAAGGATGGATTGAATCTTTTTCAGCGCGTGGGTCAACTCCAGGTGCTGAGAGTCGGAAAGGATGTGCATGTTCATTGGTCAGAACGCGAGCAGTGTAGTAGAGGAAAGCCCGATTAGGTGTCTAGTTCGAGCTTGATTGCTGCCTGGAAATAACCTGCAACCTTGATCCGGCGGTA